GATGACAGGAAAGACCAAGCATTCCAGCTTCCTTTAATTGCCTTATCCCGTCGCGATGAGTTAGAGCTTTTAAGCACTGTAAAAAGTCCAAAATCCTATGATGGCTTAAGATTAATTCCGCTAGATACTCCAGAAAACCTTGAAGACCTAAAGGGTGAAGCTTATACAAAAGCTAAAGGAGCGATGCCTGCTGGAATTTTTACTTACAATGTGTTACCGATAAGACCAGAGTATCAATTAGATATTTATACTAAAACAGCTGAAGAATGTGAAGAATATGTAAGAAATTTTTTATTCAAACTCATTAATAATCCAATGATGAGAATAGAAATTCCTTATAATGACTTAAAGATCGAGCATACTACTTATCTTCGCATTTTGCCAAATATAGCTAATACTAGTGCAGTCGCCGAAAGGCTATTCAGTGGGCAGTTTACAAGATGGACAATACAATTTGAATTACAAGATGCTTTCTTATTTAGCATACCTTATAAGAAAAACTGGCGAATCACTGACTCTGAAGTTGAAGCTAGCGAGGCACTTTAAAAGAAATATTAGAATAATTTTAAAATATATGCTAAATTAATTGAGATGTTGAGAAACAACAAATTAAAAATTTATATAAACTATATAAAGGAGATTTAATCAATGCCAAAAATTGTCATTAATGAATATGACTTATCTAAAGCCGGCACAGTGCCTTACGAGAATTTCTCAGTCGTAGTACCAGGCTTCCTAGCTGAAGATAAGTATACTCTTGTTGTAGACAAAAAAGCAGAGTACGATGGGGAAACACTTACAAGCCCTGCTAAAACTCATTATGAGCTAAGCGCAGAGGCTAAAGCAGTATTTGATGAAAATGGTATTTATGAATGTAGCAGTCAGCTTGATTTTGAGAATAATGTAGGTAAAAGGTCTGCCACCTTCACATCAATATCTACTGCAACAGAACCAACAGCTCCTGTAATTGATACTGTTCTAAAATTGAATACAGAGCTTAATACAGAATACAAAGAGTATGCACAGGCAAAAGACGAAAATGGAAATCTTTTGTGGGAAGATGATGAAAAGACTATTCCTAAATATGACCTTGATAACCTTATAAATGAGTTTAAAACTGACAAGAATGTTTTAGTTACTGAGACCACAGATGCCGAGGGCAATGTTATTAAAACTACTATAGAGTATCTTAATCCAGATGATTTTACACAGGCATATAATGCAGCGCTTTATGGCGTTAAGCCTGATAAAGACAATCCTATTCCTGAAATTCCAGAAGCTGAGTCAGAAGGTGATCCTGATTTTAAGGTATACTATACTAAAAAAGCTTCCAGTCTAAATGTAGGCGAGCTCAAAACAAAAACTCGTAAGTATATTGAGGTAGTCAAAGCAGAGACTGGCGCAGTTATGTTGCCAGATGCTGATGAAGCAGCAGAAACTGAAACTCTTGAGTTACAGACTCTTGAAATTCCCACAGAAACTACATACTATATTATTTCAACAGATAATGTAGGTGCAAATGGAGCATATGTAGGCGATAGAGTTTCCCACTATGGTAACCAGATGGCTTATGAGCTTCTTGGCCTTGGATATACTGTTCTTTTTAAAGCTATGGTGCCTCTTACTGAAGAAGAGTTAGCTGATAAGGAAAAGAAAGCAAATAAAGCAGACGCTGACGGTGTTTCTTATTTGAAGGCGGAGGATAGCGCAGTAGCCCAGATTAATGATGGTGACTTCTGGGAATGCCTAAAAGATAAATCTACCTATGATTTCCGTTATCTTGTAACAGGTCTTCTTACAAATAATGATATGGCGAACAAGTGTATTCTTGAGGTTGCTGACCACTCTGAAGAAGTTCTTTTAGATGATGCTTCTATGCAAGACGGACGTGGAGACTGTATTGCACTTATTGATCTAGATAGTGCTACTTATGAAGGTAAAACTCAAGTTAAAGCTATTCCAGATATGGCAAAAGAAGCTGCTGAATGGGCAAGTGCTTATGCAGCTGTGTTCGCACCTTATGTAACATATCTAATGAGTGATGACCCTGTTTATAATAATAAAACTTTCCCTGCATCCTTCCATTATCTTGCATGTGCTGCAAACTCTTCTAATAACAACTTTAATGAATGGTACGCAAATGCAGGTTATACAAGAGGTGTAGCTAAGTATACAATCGAATCTACCGGTTGCAAGTTTGGTGAGGCTGCAATTCAAGCTCTTGAACCTAGATTTATGATCAAAGTTGGTAAAGAGCTTAATGAAAGAGGAACTGCTTACAATGACATTAATACTGTTGTTGCAATCAACCTAATTGCAAAAATTAAGAGTAGCTATTATCTCTGGGGTAATAGAACTGGTAAAAAGCTAGGTACACGTGGCGCTGCAGACGGTGACCTCAAAGCTCAAGACTTCTTGAACATTCGTCAGCTTTGCTGCACTATTAAAAAGCAAGTATATACAACATGTCGTAGATTGACATTTGATCCAAATAGCAATAACCTTTGGATCAATTTCCGCAGTCTCTTGACTCCTATGCTTGAAGAAATGAAAGCAGATCAGGGAATTAAGGATTACAAGTTTGTTAAGAATGATACTGATCGTAAGGCTCTACTTTCTGCTAAGATTCGTATCGTACCGATTGAAGCAGTTGAAGACTTCGACATTGGTATTTACCTCGAAGACACTCTTGATGAAGTTGCTTTAACTGAAGCTTAATTTTAGAAAGGAGAACCTAACATATGCCAAATTATATTAATGTTGACGGCGCTCTTGGCGCATATCATATTGCTACTGATTATGCCAGCTATGAGGCTGCTAGATCTGCGTTCTTCGTACTTACTGTCCCAGAAGATCAGCTAAGTAATTTACGTAAACCCACTGAATCTGGCGATGATAACAAGACCGCATTGAAGCTCAATGCAAAGAATGCTTCTGATGTTCTTAGACTTAATGTTACTAAGACATCTGTTCCTCAGTTCACAGTAGGTACTGAAAAGTATCAGCGTGGTAATGAAGTTATTAACTTCGCTATGGTTCCTGAATGGAAAGATGGTACTCTTGAGGTTGATGATATTGTTGGTGTTAATACTAAAGATATCCTCATCTCCTGGCTCTACCTCGCGTATAACCCACAGACTCGTATGGGTGGCCGTATGGTAGACTACAAGAAGAGAGCTATCCTACAGGAATACACTCAGGACTATGTACTAGTTCGTGAGTGGGAGATCGAAGGTATTTTCGTTACCGGTGTAGAAGATTCCGACTTTGATCGCGAAAATGATGCAAAGCGTAAGATTTCTGTACAGTTTAAGTATGACAGAGCTATTCTTACTGATGTAGCTTACGGCGATAATTTTAAATAATAACTAAAATCTATATAAAAAATAGAACCTGTTTAAAAACAGGTTCTATTTTTTATTTAAATACTCGTTGTATTAATCAAGTTGGATTAGAAGGATCTTCTGGGGCTGACTCGGGCTCAGTCTCTGGCTCTGATGAAGAGCTAATTGGTTTCCAACTAGCATATAAAGTGATATTAGATTCTTCTAACTTAATTAAGTTCTCTCCAATAATTTCAGTATCTTCATTAGAATATTTCCAGCCCTTAAACTCATAATCCTCAGTAGGAGCTTTAAAAGAACAATCAGGCAAAGTGTAAAATGAACCTATAACTACTTGAGGCAGCATAACTCCACTGCCACCATTAGCATCAAAAGCCACTGCAAAAACTTCAAAAGTATTACCGTCTAATTTACCTGCAACAGCACTCACAAATTCATCATTCTTAGAAAGTGAGGCTGATACTGTCTCTGCTAGCTTGTTAGCCTTTATTGACTCTACAATACGTTTATCTTCCTTGCTCATTAAACCTGATTCGCTATCAGTTGCTGCTGGAATTTTTTCTAAATAATTGTCCGTGGTGATAGCTTTATTTAGCTTTTGTACTGCCGCAAAAGGCATTAAGCCATCGGCTTCTGCAGTAGCTACCTCATAAGTAGTATTTTCACCTGGGAGCCCCAAGTTAACGATATCTGCCTTCTGTACTGAAGTATACGCAGTTATATGTCCGCTCTTATTAAAAACAACTTTGTAGAGACTAGCATTAGAATCAGAATCGCTATCAAAACACGTAGGGTGTTCATAGGGGTTATCCTCAAGTTCTGTTACTCTATTTGCTAAGTCTGTAATATTTTCACTAGTTGGTAAACTGCTTATAATTGACTTAAGCTC